CTTTGATGCGCGTCGCGTAGTCTGGCACCTCATCCGCCTGTTGCCTTTTTCCGTCCCATTGGTGCTTTACCGCTGAAAGCGAGTCGGCAATAGCCTTAACAATCGACTGCTGAATTTCCGGCTGGGAAAGGGCCTTTTCCAGCCATTCGGCTGGTTTTATATCCTTCTTAATTTCTCGAAGTGTTGGCTTCGATCCAGTCTTTAACGACGATCGTTTGGTTTGAGCGGCGCTTTCTGTAGACTCCGTCTCCGTCTCTTGATCCTGCTCCATTTGTGTTTCCCTCTATGGTTATGCAGTACCTTGGCTTGGGGTCCTCTATGATCCCGGTGTGCCCGATCCTGCGGAGTTTGCTAAAATAAATTCCGAAGACGTCACCACGCTCTGCCTTTTCGGCCGGCTTTCTTTCTCCTGATAGCCATGCCGGAGACCAACCCGTTCTCGGCACTCGGTCCGAAAGGCCGGCCCCTCTGAAGACATAGTAGTTGAAGGCAGCGCACCAAGGGTGACCGGGAGCAAGGCCCACGGAAGCAAGGATCTCGTCCACCACGGGCCCGGTGTTTGGACCGCCTTCTTCTTTTGTCTCCAGTAGGGTTGAGGCGACCCAGACAACGTCCTCTCTTGGTCCTCCGCTCGCGATGAAAGGCAACGAAAGAAGAGCCAAGGCAATAAAACAACGCATTTGGCTATCTCCATGAAAGAAGGCATAGAATTGCTCCCAGAAATAGAACTCCCCATACAGCGATTGAGTACCAAAGCCTTGTCTGCGGGCTGGACGCCCTCCAGTCCTGAGCCCATCGGTTCTCGTCGATGTGATTGTCCAGAGACGGCCACTCGATTTGAAATGCCAGCCAAGCAAGCCATACGGCCAAGAAATAGGTTGCGGCCCCAATGGCAAGCCCGTGAATTGACCCTCTGTCCCAAACGCCGGCGGTTGGGTCTGCCTGTTGGAAAATTGGGCCCGAAAACCAAAAGACTATGCCGGCAATTAGGAACGCCCAAAACCCTTGCAGAGTTGAGAAAAATCTCTTCACCAAGGTATCCCCACGAACTTTCTGGCAATCCAGAGCAGGGGACCTCTAAGGGAAAACAAAACAGCCACAATAAGGGCTCCGCGCCATATCCATAGCTCCTTTAGGGCCTTTCTTTGCTTCTCCTTCCAGTAGGAAGCCTTGGAAAGGGCATCGTTTCGCTCTTTAACGGCCTGCTCTAATTGCTCGGTATTTGTAAGGCAAAGCTCCTTGGCGGATGCCAGCTGCCTTCTGGCTTCGTCCAAGTGCTTTCTAGTCGCGGGATCAGCGGTCTGGTAGGCCTGCTCAAGCCTAGTTTCTGCAACGGAGAAATCCGGGGCTGACCGACGGGAGACCGAAGAGCACCCTGAAAAAACGATTGCGACAAGTATTAGGAGCACTTGAGATTGCATGGTTTTGGTGCTTGGGAGAACACTTGCTGCCCCCATCTTCCTGTCGCTTGGTCAAATGTTCTCGAAAATCTAGAGTTTTCCTCAAAAACCAGTCCGCTTTGCCTTGTGTTGTTTTTCCCTGTCGTTGTCTCCGTCCTTGTCGACCTCTTTGTTCCAGTCCCAGTCCTTGAGTCGCTTGAAGACTCTAATCCGCCAACTGATCCGGTCCCTGATGAGAGGTATGTTTCTTGGCTTCCGCCGCCACCTGAGGATCTCTTTGAGTCACGCTCTGTTCCTCCGCCCGCCCCATTCTCAGAGTCTCTCTTTGATTCTCTGTCGGATTGGGATCCTGAGCCTGATTTTGTGTTGGCCTCTGATGACGATTGCCTGCTGGTTCCGTTATCAGCGGAAGAGGACAGCTCTCCGCTTGTCTCTCCTGATGCTTCGACTGATTGCTCCTGAGAGGAATCTAGCGAACCGCTTGCCTCTGCCTCTGTTGAGCGACCAACATCTAAAGAGGACCCAATTTCGCCCTCTGAGTCTCCGGACGTCTCGGAGAGGGAAGAAGAGTCGATATCTCCAGATACCACCGACAACCTATCTCCGCTTCCAACCGACTCTGTTGCCGATGACGATTTAAGGAGGGACTGATATGCCGTTACAACCATCATCTCAAAATCAATTTTTTCAGGAAGATCGACCATAATCCCATTGAGTGGATTGGTCTGATTGTTGTTCCTTGCCGTGGCAACGCCTTTCCTTACCTCCGTAAGGGCGGTCCTAATAAATCCGTCAACCTCTGCAAGTGGGACAATGTTCATTTGCCAAAAAACATTCCAACCTTAACTGAAATGACCTGCCATACCGCAGAGACAACTGCGCCTGCGATTACGCCAACGAGCCAAAGTTTCGTCCTTAGGCTGTGCGACTCTCTTTCCAATTCCGCAATCCTAATTTCAAAATCGTCAAGCTTTTGAACATGGACATGGAGCCAGTCGTGGATCTGTATTTGCCTCTGCTCCATTCTCGCAAGCCTTTCTCCCTGCGTCTGAAGTCGGTCTCTTATGTCGGAAATCTCCATATCAATGTTCATGGGAGAACGTCCCCGGGGAACTGAACGACAATTGGAACGCTGAAACGAACAACGCATCCGACATCGTCCTTCTCGGTTTCAGTTCTTGTGGTTGATCCACTTGTCGATCTTGATGTGCTTGTGGAGCGAGACGAAGATGCGCTTGTTGATCCGGACCTGCTTCCCGAGGACGAACCGCTAGAAGAGGAGCTTGTGCTTGAGCTGGTGCTAGAGCTGGTGGATCTGGAGCCAGAGGATGACTTGCTTGAGCTAGAGCTTGTGCTTGAGCTTGTTGACCTTGAGCCCGAAGAGCTTGTGCTTGTTGATTTTGAGCTTGATCCGCTTGAGCTTGTGGATCTGCTGCCGGAGGATGAGTCGCTTCTTGATGTCGAGGAAGACCCGGACGAGGAGTTTGACTTGCTGACACTTCTTGATGTTGAGGAGGAGTTGCTTGTGCTTGAACTGACGCTTCTTGAAGAAGAATTCGAAGTGCTGGAACTTCTTGAGGTTGAGCCGGAGCTTGATGACGACGTTGACCCAGAGGTAGATGAGCTGGTTGAGCCGGAGCTTGATGTGGACCCCGAGCTAGACGAACTTCCAGATCCAGAATTTGTGGAATTTCCGGTCTGTTGATTTAGGTAATCTGCTAGGGTGTAACTCATGACGCTTGCTGTATGGCTCCTGTTTCCTCATCGAGGCGCCAATACTTCCTGTTAATTGCCATCAACTGGCACTTGTCTGAACATTCTGCCTCCACGGAGTTGTCGCTTTTGCTTCCAGTATCACTTTCATTATCTGACTGAGTGTTGCGCGTTGTTCCGGTTCCACTTCTTGTTTCGTTGCTGCTTTCGGCTTCGCCGCCGGCTCCTGATTCGCTGGTTAAATCCATTTCAGTACCACTCCCGCCTGAGCTGTTGCTTTCTGACTCTGCCTCAACTCCATTCGAAGATGATGTGGTCCCGCCTGCAGATGCTTCTGCGTCCGACTCTACCTGAGCCTGAACTGTTCCGTCTGAATCGCGGTCATTTCCAGACGACCCGTCTCTGCTTGCTTGGATTCCAGACTGGTTGGATGTGTCCTGCTGTACCTCGGATTCCCGGGTTGCGGATGTTGACGAGGATAGGCCAACCTCCAACGATGCCGATCTGCGGACCTTGGTTCCAAGGCTAAGCTCGGACTCCCTCCTCAGGGATGCCTCGTGCTCATGGGTGGTGTCGCTGTCAATCGAGCTCTCGCTTTGGGCAACTGTTACCTCTCTGGTTAAGAATTGATGCTTTGATACAAGATTAAGTTCAAAATCAATCTTTTCCGGAAGATCGCACATAACTCCCGCCGCAAAGTCCGCCGTGTTGTCCATGCGGGCCAAGGCAACGCCACGCCTGATTTTTGTCAGCACATCCGTAACCAAGCTCGATGTAAGCAGAATTGGTGATATGACTGCCATATTAGTATCCTGCTGGGGTCAGAACCTTGCTGATATTTGACCCGGTTGGCTCATGATAAGTCCTTAGGTAGGCCTCAATTTCTTTCCCCTTGGTAATCGCCATGCCTCTATCTAGCGCGGGGCTCCAGACCTGAGTCTGTGCAAGCTCGGCTAAAATTAGCGGGATAACAAACGCCTCTATATCAAATCCTCCGATATAAACATCGGAAGGAGTGGAGATTGACTGGATTGAAAACTGCTGTGGCTCCAAGCTGGCGGAAAACCTTATGGTGGCTGGCTGGGTTGGGAACGGGTAGACCCTAACAAACGCTCTGACTGGGCCCCCAACAACGTCCCCCAGATGCTCGATGGTGTAATATTGGGGAATATTCGATCTCCTTGGGATAAGGACCTCGTCTTCCTCAAGGGGAAGGCTTGATAGGTAGGATAGCCTGTACCTTTCGTCGTAAATTACTGATCCCTCGATTCTGCGGACGGGTGCATAAATCGGGACGACATCGTCGAATAGAACGGCGTTGTAAATTCCAGTTTGCCCAGCCCATGGGTCGCGAAGTTTCGATCCAAGCGCAAGCGGATGGCTCCTATCACCGATCCTTAGGGTGTCCCCGAGGTCATCTGGGGCCAAATCCGGTATTCCGGTAAAGTCATAAGAACCCTGCGTTAGTGAAACAGAGCTATAGCTCCTCGGCGGCTTAATGTAGGCGGTTACCGGAGTTACTTTCCTTCCGCTGGGGGCGTTTAGGTGATAGCGGGAAACCCCGGAATTCATGGCCCCAACCACCACGGAGGCTAGGTCTGCCGTTATACTGGTCGGGTCTTGGGGCAGGGCGGTTGAGGATAAAACCCTCTGTGCGAGCTGAAGTGTCGTCATGCGGCCTCCGATAGGGTCTGGAGCGCTCTGTCGTATTCCGCCTTCAGAAGAGGCTCCCTTTGCTTGGACTTGTCGGCAAAGAAGAGGGACGAGCAAACAAGGTATCTAGCAATCGGTAGCAGAAGCGTTTCTGCATAATTGTGAGGGATGGGGATTTGGGTCTGATTTGTGTAATCGGCCGTCGTAAATGCCGGAGCCCTGAGCGAAACCTCAAGGGTAAGAGTCGTGTTAACAGTCGGGACAGGCACAACGAAAATTGAGATGGAAGTTGCATCGGGAGCCGATCCGCGATTTTGATCGATGAAATAGGCCTGAGGCGGAGCACCCGCAAGGGTTGTGATGCTTCCCGCATAAATTGATGCATAGTTGTCATACTCGCCTCTTGTCCTGATTGGGCGAAGCAACATGCCGTCTGCACGACGCACAGGGCCGAGCACCGACTGAATGTTGTCGCTAAGAAGGGTTTCCTTTTGGTTTGCCGTTACCGTAATCGTCTCTTCGCCCCTCGTGTAGTAGTCCAAGAGCCTGTGTCCCTTTGTCCAAAGAAGCTGCATGGCAGAATTGAGGTCATTAAAAATTCTCCGGCGCATGATGTCCGGGGCAGAGGCGTTGTTTGGGATTCCGAACACCTCGTACATGGAGTCGATTGCTTCGTTAACTTTCATGGGTTTTTACGTGGGCGACCACGCTTGCGAGGCTTTTCAGCCCTGTCGTCGATATTGTTTCTGTCCTCGTCCTTGAAGTCGGATGGATCGCGAGAAAACACCCTCTCAGCCGTCATATAGGCCTCAACAACAGGAAGGTGCGATCCTCTTGTTTCTGTTTCTGAGATCGGGTCTTTTAGGAGCCTTACAATCGGAATGTAGATTTTGTTTGGGACCGAAAGCATGGACTCCAAGTCTGCGGAATCTTCTGGGCCAAGCTCGCCTCGGTCCCATAGGTGTGCGCGGTGAATTGGCGAGTATACAAATGTTCTGTTGGCGCCCTTGGCGTCCTGAATTCGTAGATACGGGAGATGTGCGGATCCTCCCAGAATGATGCAAATGGCTCTCATTAGAAAAGGAGAGGGTGGGGGAGTGTTTTAAGCTCCCCCACCCAGTCCAATACCATTTAGCTAATGGTCGGCAGGGTCAGACCGGCGTAGTTCACCGCGTGGGTCAGCACCAAGTAGTTGGGCTGTTCGCCATCGGGGCGGACATACGGGCTCTGGCCGAAGATCGACGTAATGTAGGTCTTACGCACGAATTCGCCGTCGTGGTTCTCTTCCGAACGCTCGCCGTCAAGGGAGCCGTAACCGCGCACGGCGGCCATGGCACCCAGAACGAGGGAGCGACCAATCGCCACGCCGCTGGAGTTGCACTCGATGATGAGCGAACCAACGGGGAACGTGGTGGTGGTGTTATTGGAGTGGAACGGCTTATCTGCGGCGGTATCAACGTTCGCGGAATAGGTGCTATTCCAATCAGCCTTTGCCAAACGGCGGAACGCGCCCGTGGTCTCGGTGGTTCCCGAGAAGAGGGTGCGGTCCAGCGTCAGCGTTTTGCCGTCATTGGCCGAGTAATGGAAAATGTTGTATTTCCCATTGGTCGGGTTGATCAACAGAACGAAGCCGTCAGCCTGCTGGGTCGGGCCGAAGCCGGCACCGGTCGACAGGGTGTCACCTTCAATGAACTTGTAGGCATAGCCAGAGAAGTGCTTGAAGTAGGCAGCCTTGTCGATGGCGGAGGCAGCGCCACCACCCTTGAGGGAGATAGCGGAGCTTCCGGTGGTGCTGTCAACTGCGGTGGCCGCAGAGGCCTTCGAGTTGAGGGGCGAGCCAATCGCGCCAAAGCCATCGTGGTCGGTCGGGTCGAACTGACGGATCGCGTGACCATCGAGGTCAACGAACCCGCCGGTGAACTGAACGCCATTATAGCCTTCGGCAGCGGCGGCGGCCTGCACGGCGGCGAGGTACTTGGGTTCGCTTTTGAGCGAGAGCAAGCCTTCACCGGTGGAAACCACCACGTAGCGGTTGATTTTGTTCTTGTTGATCGTGGCGACCGTGGCCGGACGGGCCCCGCGAGTGCGAAGCTGCTGACCGGCGGCGATGATGCCATCATAGCTGACAACGTCGGAGGAACGCAGGGCGCTCACGCCGGACTTGTTGCCCGCATAGATGTAATTCTTGCTCCCGCCTTTGTGCAGGAACATTTTCATCAGCTTCTCGGTCTTGATGCGGCCAAGCCAGTTGCCAAGCATCACGGGGACGTTGGACTTCAGCTCGGAGGCCAGAGCCGTCTTCTCCTCAAGCCGGCGGTTGTAAGAAACCGCATGCCGAAGGAAGTCGACGGTCAGGTTGTACGCGCCAACGCGGAAATCTTCCGTGTTGTCGTTGACCAGCGTGTCGCCGGTGACGCCTTCTCCGTAGAGTTGGGCCATCGTGCGGAACGTGATCTTGGATCCAGCACCGCGACTCAGGTCGCGGATGGACATAACAGGGTAGCTCTCAGTCGGCCCTTCGAACTGGTTGAAGAAGTTCTCAGCGGCTTCGGAGAGTTGTACCCCCTTCTTCCAAAGCTCGGGAAGAAACGAGGACGCCTGACTTGTGAAGTCAGTCGTCGCATTGTTGGTAGGGATATTTAGAGCAACGCTCATGTATCGCCTCCTTTCAATTTAGCCTCAGAGCTTGGCCATGAGTTCGCGGAATTGGTCCACGTCCTCAATTTTGGACAAAACATCAGAGGCGGTTGGTTGTTGGGGTGTGTTGGTGCGAGCGTTACCGCTTGCGGGTTGGATGGTGGGACTGCGTCGGGCGGCGCTTGGTGAGGGCGCGGGAGCCTTTGCTGGAGCCGGGGCAGGGGAGGCCTTGGGGGCCTTCGGGTTCCTTGGGGCGATGCCAAGCTCGTTGGCGGCCATTTGGGCCAGCTTGAACGGCATGTTGGGATCGCTGATGAGGGGATTGCCCGTGTCCTGCAAAACATCGAAGATTTCATACATCTTCTTTGTCAGGGCGGAGTCCTTGCTGGCCGTGTCAGGGTAGAAATCCACCGCTTTTTGCTTGGCGGAATTCATGCTTTCCTGACGGGCGACCTTTTCGGCCTCCTCCTGTCGTTCCGCCAGCTTCTCAGCCTTGCGGAATTCTTTTTGCAGTTTGGCGATTTCCAGCTCAAGTTGCGCGGCCTTGTCGAATTCAAGCGCTTTGATTGCCTCGGCCTTTTGGGTGGCTTTGGCATCAAGTTGATTCTCGATTTCCGTCAAGTTCGGCAACTGCTGGGCTGGCTCTGCCTGATCCTTGCCCTTGGCCATTTCCATCGCCTGCTCCAGCGAGAGGTCCGGGTTCCGGGCCCTGATTTGCAGGGCCTTTCGCTCAACCTCTGACCAGCTTCCGATCCGGATCCTCTCGGGGAGGTTTTCCGGGTCGGTTTCGGCGGTTTCATCGGCTTTGGGTTCTTCCTGCTCCTTTTCCTCGGTCTTTTCGGCCTCTTCAGCTTTTGCCGGCTCTTGGGCTTCCGCCGCTTCTGCAGGCTGTTCGGCAGGGGTTTCGGGTTGCGGAGCTTCCTTCGCAACTGGTTCTGCCTGTTTGGCTTCGATGGCCTTGGGGTCCAAGGTCTGGATTAACTCGTGATAGGCGCGCTCATCAAGCGCCGCCACATCCACAGTCTTGTTCTGCGTTTCGTTAGAAACGCCCGTCTGAGTGTTTGTCTCGGCTTGCGCCGGAGTGTTTTCGCTCATACATATTCTTTTGGGCTACAGGGTGTAGCTCGCAAAAATATTATGCACTTGCGACGCGTATCCTATTTCTCCCTTTCCTCCCAAGTCCAAGTGTCGGCTACCGTGAGATTTCCCATATAGCCCATTCTGCCCCAAGTGCTTCCAGATGGTATTACAACGCCATCAACGGTGATCGTCACTTTTGTCGAATGTTTTTGATAGAAGCCCTCTTTGCTGCCTTGAGTGCAGCCGGTCTGCTCCCAGTCTACGGTTGGGTACGTGCTGCTGAAAACAATATTAGGGTAAACATCGCCCTTCTCTGGGTCATACCAATGTCCAGTCTTTGGTATATGTATTGACGTAACCGAAAAAAACCTAACCCTGCAGTTTCCGTAGTAGCATCTTATTGGCTTTACCGGACAAATAGGGGATTGGGCCCCGGGTCCGGGGCAATTGCAGTTTGATCCCGGAGGTGGACAGCACGAGCTTGTGCATGTGGACGCCTGTAGCGTTCTGTCGGTCGTGTTGTTGTTGTACTGAATCCAATTTGTGTCAGGAGCCGGCTCATCGCAGTACTTTGACACCGGCCCAATGTTACGCCTTTGGTAGGTTGTTTCATGCCACGCTGTTGATTGGTTTTCGAAGCAAACATTATAAGATGTTTTTATCAGATCGGAGTCCGGCCTTCTTCCCCTTGACGATGGCCAGTTGTTGAAACCATCGCACTTTCCCTCTTCGTATGTTCCGGGGACACCGCCACCCCCCGGGGGGAAATATGGGGCTCTTATTTTTGGGCATTTGTCTTCACGATCATTCTGTTGATCGAAAATATGTGTAATATTTGACTGAGTTGTTTCCTCGGATCTTTGGCAGCAACCACAACCTTGGCATGACTGACCGGGCGGGTAGCAATTCGGAAGGTTTGGGCAACACTTTGGCTCATCTGCGCATGTTTTTTGCCGATAATAACCCGACATTGTCCGCCTGCCCTCCCAAATTCCGTTCATCCACTTAAAAAGCTGGTCTCTTTTTATTTTTACCTTTTTTCTGGATTCCCAGAGCTTTTGGTCCATTCCCTCCGGCTTTTCCTTTGGCAAAAGATCGAGCGTACAGCCCTGAAGGCACCAGTAGTATCCACCGGCCATTTAATTGTAGCAGCCCGGCTCCGGACCAAGAAGCTTTGCGGCGTACCCCTCATAGCAAATCAGCGGCGCGACCAAATTGGATTGAATATTTTGAATAACAACAACGGAATTATTTTCATTTTCAAATTGGGCTACAATTATTTTCCCCTTTGTCTGCCTCCCAGATGCAACCGTTATTCTCCAATTCATGCTTCCGCTTTGCGATACGACCTCTGTTTTTATTTTTGCCTCCTGAATTTCGAGGTCACTTATGTTGGCCTCAACGACTACACAGTGGTTGGAACTTGGAAGCCTATCCCAAGATCCGTCCCCGGTGCCGGTGACCTTCTTGCCGTCAACGTAGCCCTTCCTTATCTTAAACTCGTAACCCCCGGCCTGTGTTTTTCTGAGGTAAACCTTGAATGGGTGGTCTTTGATAAGCTTGGGGAGCTTAATAATTCCACCGCCAAAAAACCTAGCGTCAGTCCCGAGAACATGTCCGTATCCCTTGGCCGGGCTTACGCCAAGCCCCTCAATGTCCTGAGCGTTTACCGCTCCGCTAAACTTTTGCTCAAAGGTTTTCATGGAAATTGAGAGTGAGTTACAATGCCGTCTCCCTCGACCCTGTTCGCCGGAAGCGAGGTGGTTGGATAGGTATACTGATTGCTATAGATGCGAACAAAGCTCATGGTCGGATTAAAAGTAAAATAGTCCGGCCCAAGCCAATCCCCGCCTGTAAAGTCTTGGCTGGCGCCATACGTCAGACTTACCTGTGGCGAGTCAGGAAGCTCGAAATAGTCGCCAACATACCCGCTTAAAAATGGGAGGTCCGGAGATGTCCAGATCGAATAATCTGGGAAGGGGGAGTTGGGGGGGTTGTATGGAACTTGGTTTATTCCGGCCCCGAAGCCTTGTGTTGTTGTTGAATTATAGCCGTAGTAAAATGGTGATAGATAACCGCTATTATCTCGCTCGGACCAAGTCCAGTTTCTTTGCCAAGACGACTGCAGGGAATCTGTAGTGGCAAGAAAGCTTGGGTCAAACTGAGTCGTTGTGCCTTT